CCAGCGTCAGCATTTAATAATGTTTTGAAACCATCAAATGTTCCAGCTCCAGCTGCTCCACTCCAGATGTCTGTTTCTGTTTGTTCTGCAATCTGTTCAGCCATTAAGCCGATAAAGTAATCAGAGAAAGTTGATGGTAAATTATCGTGTGCAGAATATCCCATTGATACTGCTTCCCAATCTGATTGAAATGGTGTTTTACAAAGCTCTAAATTTACTTGTAATTCTTTTGGCTCGATTATCTTTTCTGTTAAAGCAACAGTTCCAGCAGATGTGAAATCACAAGTTGCATTTGCAATTGCTCCAGATAAATCTACTCTTTTTAATACTTCTTTAAATTTTACATTTGGCTTAACTTCAATTAAACCATTTGCAATTGTGTTCCCAGTTAAAAGTGCTGCTGAAACATATTTCCCAGCAAATTCTCCAGCATACGTTGTTGTAATAGTTGGTTGTGGCATTTTATTTATTTATTTTGTTAAAAATTCTACTTCTTGTTGTGCTTCTATTCCCTTTTTGAGAATAAAGATTTAATTCTTTTTTATCTGCTAATTTTTCTGGATTGTGTGATATACCTTCCACTTCAGATAATTTTACTTCTTCAACAACCTCCTCATCTATTACTTCCGTTTTAGATAATTTCAAATCATTGATTTCTGTCCTTAGTTTTTCAATTTCTGAGAAGAACATTTCTTCTGAGATTGATTTAACTATTTTCTTTGGAGATGCAGTCTCAGCTTCTAACTCTTCTTCTTCAACTACTTCTTCTGTCGCTGGTGCTTCTTCTTCTGTTTCTGCTCCATCTTCTTTAATTTCTCCAATTACTCCTTCTTCTGATACTACAATAGTTTTGCCTTCTGCTTCATATTCTCCAACTGGTACTGCAACTCTTTCTTCGTCTGCAACAACGAATACTTCTGCACCAGCTTCAAAGACTTCAGCTTCTAAGACTGCACCATTATCTAGCGTCATTTGCTCTAGCTTCACTTGTATTCCAAGTAATGTACGAGCCTTGTTTAATAATGTTTTTTCTGTGTTCATATATTTAGTTAATTAATTACTGATTTAGCTTTTTGTAAATCCTTAATATTTTGTTCTGTTGCTGAAATTGTAAGAGATGCACTTTGAATCGCTGATGTTGTGGAAGATTTTAAATCAGCACCTATTTTATCTGCTAATTTCTCAAGTTCTTTTCCCTCGTTTAGTGTTTTATTGGCAATGTCTTTTGATTTCTCAAGTATTTGTATAGCAGATTGTATTTCTCCAATAGCAGAAAATATTTTCTTAACACCTTGCTCATATAAAGAATCTGCTTTTTTAGAGCCAGATTCGATATTCTTAACCATATTTAACTCAACTTTCTGCGTTGCCAATTCTGTTTTCTCTGCTTGTGCTAGTTTATTAAAAACTCTATTCTTTGTATTCATATTTATATAATTAATTTACTTGTTAATTTTGTGTTTTCAGATTTCTATTCTTCTTCTTCTGTTGCACTTATTCTTCCAATTCCTTGCTTCCAATACTCTGGAGCATTGCAACTTTTATTATTATTATCCTTACATTCTATTGAATAAGTATTTTTACATTTACAATAAACTGCCCTCATTATGATAATATTTTTTTAAGTTCTTCTAGTTGCTTTTGGTCTGCTGATAATTCTGCTTTTGGTTTCTCTAATTTGTCTGCAAAATATCCTTCTATACTAAAACCTTTTACAACTCCATCTTTAGCCATTTGATATACCTCGTCATTGTCGCATTTTACAGAACCCATCCAAGTGCCAACTGGAACATCCAAACCATACAAAGCAGTCTTGTCTTTTTCTTTATTTTCTACAATCCAACTTTCTACCAGTGTTAATCCTTTTAAATTTTCATTGTGTTCTAATGTTGCTTCTGATTGATTTCCATTTTGTAGGTATAATTGAGAAGCCTTTGCAATAGTATCTTTACTGAAAAAAATGTAATATTCATCATCTCCAGACTTTCTGTAAATTGGCTTATTTGGTATCAATAAAGCACCCATTAAAAGCCTTTTCTCTTTGCTTATCTCAGCAAGTTTAATTTCTTGGTTGTTTAGAGCAATAAAATCTGACTCAATAGCACCATTGGCTACTACGCTTATTTTTTCTACTCCGATTGCCTCATCGTCATCTAAAATTAGTTCAATTAGTTTCATATATCTATATAATTATTTATTTGTTATTTTTTACGTTTTTATTTTTTTATATTGTTTTTATTTTATAGATTTGTAATTAATTATTGGATTTTAAACATCCACGTAAAAAATCCTTTTTCACAAAATCAAAGAGCTGCTTAATTGTAGCTCTTTTTTTAACCACCTAAACTTGCATCGTCTATTATAGCTCTGTCCATTGATTGAGATGTGGTTACATCATTACCAACTACATAAGCTTGTATTGGTTGTTGTGATTGACCTCCAATTGCATCTGCTAATTGATTTGTACCACTTGCTCCAACTACATTAAATGCTGGAGGAACAGATGCGCCCGATGGTGTTGATGGTGTTGCTATATTTGGAATATTTGCACCAGATTTAGAACTTCTTACTGCTGACCTTATAGCAGAGAAAATTCCAGCAGCTTGTGCAGCATAACCAATAAGCATAGGAATGTTTTGAGGAAATCCAATTTTAGCAGTTTGTGCTGAACCTTCTGCCATTGCAACAGTTGACCTTGCAGCAGCTTGTGTTGAGAAAGTAATTGTTTTTTTAATCTCTAATATTAATTCTTTTGCCATTAAAAGTTGCTTTGCAATTAAGGCAGCTTTTCCAACTGCTGACTCTGCATTGACAATAGATAAAACATTATCCAAAGTTCTTTGCTTCATTGCTCTCTTTTGCTCCTCTAATTGATTTTCTTTTTCAACTAATTCTATTTTGTCTGCTAATTTCTTTTCTTGTGTTTCTTTATCTTCTGCATCAAAACCATCATTTATCTCCTTTAATCTAGTATTAAAATCTGTTTGTAAAGCAAGTAAACGCTCTTTCTTTTCTGCATCATCTGTAACCTCTCTTTCTATTAGCTCTTTGTTTAAATCATACTCTTGTTGTAACTCTAACCTTTCTTTTTCTCTTTCAGATTTACCAAATAAAGAAATCTCATTCATTATCTCTTTCTGCTCTTTTAATAAAGAGTTTGTATTGGTTTGTTGTTCACTTCTAAAACCAGTTATCTGTGCCTCAATTCCAGCTTGTTCATTTAATGCTTCTTGATATGCTTTCTGTAGTTCAATGCTATCTTTGTTTTTAGATAATTCAGCAGCAGCAGCATCAACTGCAATCTTAGCATTCTTCTTCATTGCTACCTCTTGCTCATCTAGTATCAAAGCTAGTTGTTGATTGGCTTTTATTCTCTCTTCTATGCTTTTACTGTCATCGTCTCTTATCTGTCTTAATTGCTCTGCTTGTCTATCATACTGCTCTATCAATCCTTGATTTAAAACAGATGCTAATTCAGCAGACTTCTTTAATTGCGTTATAGCTTTACCACTTTCAACTGCTGCTTTTAAATTTACTTTACTTATCTCTTCAACTACTACTTTTCCAGCATCTCCAACCTCTGAAACTGCTTCTCCAAAATTATCTACTATTTCTTTTCCAGCATTTAAAGCTGCTTTACCTACCTCTAAAAGATTTGTTCTTGTTTCTGTTATTGATAGATTTAAGTTTTTTATTGTCTCTGGGTCTTTATCTCCAAAAAAAGATTTTTCCCAAGCTAACATTGCTTGTTCTACTGCTAACTTTATTCCGTAAAAAGTTAATTTTAAAGGAGTAAAAGCAATTGTTATTGCACCCTTAACAACCTTGCCAAGTGCATCAAATTGTTCTGTTGTCTGAGTTAAAGTATCGTAAATATTTGTAAAAGCAGTTGTTACTTGCCCAACTATTTGACCAGCAACCTCAAAAGATGTAGTAAATAAATCTACAATTTTCTGATTCTGAGAAAACAAATCTTTTAATGTTTCAAAAGAAGAAATAATTAAACCAAGTCCAAGAGCTTTTAACCCAGTACCAATTCCCTTTATTCCTTTTGCAACTGTCTTAGATGCTTTTTGAATACCATTTAAAGATGTCTCTGTTTTTTTATTTGAGTTTACAACTTCCTTATTTAAATCTGAAACACTCTTAGCAACATTATCAATTCCTTTTAAGGCTTTGTCAGTTTTTGCTTCTAAATCAATTATTATTTTCTTTGCCATTCCAATTCTTGTTTTTGTCTTTTAAATAATTCTTTGAAACTGTCTGGAAATTTATTTTTTCCTTTTGCTTTCTGTACTATCTCAGATTTGCAATCTGTATCTTTTAATAAATCTAATATCTCTTTTATCATTATGATATGGTTGTTACTGTTAATGCAGTTGATTGATTTGATACATTATTATTAAAGTCAGTTGCACTTACTGTCATTGAATACGTCTGTCCACTTGTTAACCCTACTATAGTTGCACAATAAACAAAGTTAATAGGCACTGCTGAAATCCTTTGAATTAACACCCCATCTTGATAAACTGAATAACTCTTTACACCAACACCAGAATCTGTTGAAGCATTCCAACAAAGTATAAATGATGTCGCAGTTAAGTTTGAACTTGTTAAACTTGTTGGTACAGTTGGAGGTGTTGTATCTGGTGGAATTGTTGGAGCTGGAGGTAAATAAATATCATTCAGTAATTCC